TGCAAGATCTGGCCGATCTCCGGTAGGATGATCCACAAGAATATCTTCGCGGCTAACACTATAATGGCAAAGAGCACGCACACCACGCCAAGACTCAATAACCCGCTGCGCACGATCGTCCTGGGGTTGAATATATTCGCCAGTGTTGACCCAGTGGTGATGGATGTCCAGCACAAGAGCCACGTGATCAGCCACAGCAAGAGTAACATCCAGCCCATTGGTCAACTCGTCATTTTCGATGGTTATGAGGTTTCTAGCCTCGGGAGACAGCTTACTTAGCGTCCGAAGGAATTTCACAGGTCCTCCACGGCCTGACAAGTGCACGTTGATCCCAAAGCCATGGTCATGCCAGGTAGAACCGTAGCCCATCCAGCGCGCCATGTCCGCGTGGTATTCAAACTCTTCTATGGATCGCTCTACGATCTCGTCCGACTCAGAAGCCAGCACGCAGAACTGGCCGGGATGGAAGTCCAAGCGCACGTCCAGGCGGCGCGCGGTCTCGCCGATGGGCGCAAAAATTTTCTCCAGATGCCGCTGCACGTCCGGTTGCTGCCACCACGCCTTCCACGAGGGCTCGGTATAGCCCTGCAGCATTTCAGAACCCAGGCGCACCATCCGCAAGCCAGGTTCAAGGCTGCCCACCCTTTCGATCATGCGCACAGCGGCAGCGGCGTTGTGGTTCATGATATCCCACTGGCGCTGTTCAGCCTCTTCCGGATGCTCTCTCAACCAGCGCATGGTGGTGGATCGGCCGTTCAGTTCACGGTTGGCCGCGTTGACCTTCATGCCAGCGCACTCGCTGGGATCGCTTAACCATTTGCAACAGAAGCCTACACGTGCCGTCATGCTAGCAATTGTAGCACATTCGCCATTGAATCGCAAGTGAGATTGGGCAGGGTTTGGTATGCTTTGTCCAGATCGCGTGGGTGATCTACAACCACCCATTGGGTTTGAGAGGTGTTGGCGATGGCGCTCCGGATCAGCCCATGGCGGTTGATCATGCGATGCCGGTCCAATTTGCCAAGATCTTCGGACATGGGACCAAGATCATAACCCAACAAGAGAACGATGTCAGACGAACCAGCGCAGAGATGCAGAGCTATGATGTCTTCGATATCGTCCACTTCATCTCGATAGCCGCCTTCGTAAAGTTTCACACCCACTGGTCGCTCGAGGAATTCATATTCCGATCTCGACACGTAAAAATTGCACACAGCCTGGAAAGCTCGATCCAGCAGCTCTCGGGCTTTTGCGGCCGAATGACAGATCACGTTGTCAGTACCACAGCCGCGCCAGGTCTGCCAGGACCCCCATAGTGGCCCTATGCCTTTGATGACATCTACATTGATGGTAGGGTCAAGATTGTAGCCAGTGGCCACTGCCCAGTTCACGCGCATCACGCGCTCCTAAGCGGCGTCCATTTGAATGCGCCCAAACACTGCCAGGCCCACACTCCGTCGCCCCGGGGATTTGAATTGAACACTATGTCGCCTTTGGTGCCGCTGTAGTTTGGTATCTCTGCTTCATGGCACACGCGATGTCGGCCCACTGTGAGATGGTTAATGGTCACGCGGCCCTGGTCGGTGATGTCTATGGCCGGCTGGCGATTGATACCTATCACCATGGCCTGAGGTTTTAGCGTACCTAGATAGGCTGTCTGTTGTTTGTGTTTGCCAAATGCCAGAGACACTTCTTCGTCCCACACACTGAGAGCCATATCTGGATGTTGCGTGTTTATACCTACGCGTCTGTTCCGGACAGACAGGCTATCCAATATGTCCACGATACCTTTCACGCACAATTGGTCCAGGACTCCGACTGATTTAAGATTACTAGTGGTAATAGAGTCGTTAAGGTGTCCATCCTTGATAAGAGTGGAACCTGCTACATTGACTTGGCTGAAATCGATTCCACTGTCAGTGATTTGTTGTTTAACTTCTGTGACCAGTTGTGCCCGCCACTCTTGGTTGAGTTTGTTAAGAGTGGTGTCTGATAGCTCTGTAACCAGTCGTTGCCAGGCTTTGTTGTCAGTATTGATCGTGCCACGCACTGCGATATTCTGCACACTCAGTGTGCCGCCCACATTGGCATCTCGATCTACGGTCAACAACGGTGTGCGGAGGTCATTTTGCACGGCCAGGCCGTTATCATCCACTATCAGCTGGATCTGCGCGGCCGTATCCTCCACGCCAGATTGTTTTTTAGGTTGGCGCGCATAATATCGCTCGATCGCAGCATCCATAGACTGCGTTATCAAAGAATCTACATCAACTAGATTGAGCTTTTGGCTGAACTTCCTAGATATCGTGTCATTGATCTGATGTTCGATCTTGCCAATCCAGGCTGCGTCGAGACTGAGCTCACGTATGATATTTTCTACATAGGCTCGGATGTGTTCATCCACTGTGCTAGATATCTGGCTCTGTATGGTAGTGGCCAGTGTGCCGGGGTCAATCATGCTGTCTCCAGGTGTCTAATGTCACGCAGTGGAATCCTCCGCCCAAGGTGCGGCTGTGCCGCAAGCGATGTGGGACCACGGTGATTCCATGGTGTTCTATCTTGTTAATTAGCCCTGTTTGATCGGCATCTACTATTACGGTTTGAGGATCAATGCTCAAGGTATTCATACCGATCCACTTAGATGCGTAGGGATAGGAATAGAATCCTTGTGGGACCACATCTTCTACCCAGATTTTATCCCATGCTCGCAAGGCTTCAGGACAGTTGTCTGGTGTCACGCGACTGGCATTGAGCATGACCAAACCTTCACGCAGGGGACAGATAGTGGAATCTATGTGCACGCCCGAATAGAAGTTGACTACTTCTATGTTGATAGCGGGAAATTGCTGTTGCAGCCACGCAGCAGCGGATAGGCTTCCACTGGAGCTTTCAAGGAACAACCACGTGTCATTCAGCCTGCAGATGTTGGCAGCATCGCACACCATGCCTTGATCTCGCGGCATGGTCAGCACCATGCGATGTGGATCGGTCTCCCAGATTTTTTCCAGCGCGAACATTTCGGCATCTCGGGTGGGGTACATCATGGCCGGATCAACGATGGTATTACCTGCTATCAAGAGACGGTCTCTGGGACAGTAGTTGTACATGCCACCATACCGCTCAAAATCCATGGGCGCAGGGCGATGCACGCGAGCCCCAGCAGTCTCTAGTATGCGGACCAGGCCCGCTAGGTCTTCGTTGGCTTCGTCCACGATCCATCGTGGTACCGGCCCCGACGGTACCGGTGTGTCTCGCCAGGTGGTGCGGGTATGTTCCAGTGCGAAAACGGGATCTTCGGTGGGCCATCTGGCACCAGTGGCCTCGCCCACTACGATTTCACGCACAGAGTCCCACTCGTTCCAGCTATGGATCTTCATAGCGATCGAGTGTTGCCGTAATAGATCACCTCCAGATCTTGATCACGAGGCCAGCGGCGCCAGGGATCCACTATGACTGAGCCAGGAGGAATCGCACAGTAGGCCGGGTCCCGGGCCTGTTGGCCGGTATATCCATAGGTTATATGTCGATTATGCGCCATAAGCACGATGGCACGATTGGGTATGTGTTCGACCACGTGAGTGGCATCATCTGCCAATGGGTCCACATAGCTGAAATCAAACTGCCGCTCATGGATGTAGTGGCCGATCAAAGCACTATAGCTGCCGATGCAGTAGGGCACGTCGGGTTTGTAGGCCTTGCCGTGGATCACGATGGGGCAGCAGCGATCTACCGCAAGGTCGCAAAGGAAGTTGGCCAAATTCCGCGCTTGCTGTTCGCGCGCCAGCATGATGGTGTCAAACAGGTCATATCCAATGTGATATTTCTCGGCCAACCAGCGGAGAGCGATGTTATCCCGTGGATGGCAAGCACCAGCATCTCCCATGCCCGCGGTCATGTATTTGGGTCCCATGATACGCATGGTGCTGCCAGCCAAGGCATCCGTTACCACATCCACGTTGATGTTGCCGATGCGCTGTGCGAAATCCTGGATCATGTTGGCCAGGCCTACCTTGGCCGATATGAAGGTGTTGTAGAATATCTTGATCGATTCGGCTTCTTCCCAAGTGCCCACCACATAGCGCGGATCATTGGCCATGATCGGCCGATAAAGATCGATCAGTTCCTGGGCCAGGGCGGTGCGATCGCCATCTCGGGTGCCTATGATGACCATTTCAGGATTGACCATGTCCCACTTGACTGAACCCATGGCTATCAGGTAGGGATTGTAAAGGAAACTGTGCTGGGTATCTAACCGATTGATAAAATTTTCGCGAATGGTCCCGGGCAGGACCGTGGATATCAGCACGATCTTTTTTGGGCCCGTGGCCAGCCGATTGATCTCGCCTAAGACCTGTACGACCGCTTCATGGGAAAAATCACGCGGCTCCATATGGCTGCTGGGAGAGCTGCCATCGTATCCTTCTGCGTGTGGCGTAGGTACCGCCACGAACAGCCAATCGCTCCGATCAATCACTGCCGGTAAATTGGTTATCTCTACCGTGGAGCTGTCTCGCTCGGCTGTGTCGTAGCCCAGCACGTGATAGTGCTCGGCAAACACTTCAGCGCAGTCCAGGCCTAGCTTGCCCAGGCCAATAAAACCTATTGATTGCATGAGGGGACAGTTTGGGTTGGACTGTTATTTACGGTCGATGACCGGAGTCCAAGCAGGATCTACGCCGTGCGGCTTGCGCGACTGTATCCTGGCGGCTAGATCTATGTAGAATGAGTCTAGCTCTCTGTTCCATTTGCCTTGCAGATGCTCTAGAGCTTGCTCACAATAATTCCAATTTTGACGCTGATAATTGAGCATGAGATTTTCATGCAGATCACGCCATTGATCAAGCTGCTTGATTTCCTGGATAGGCATGGTTTCTACCACGCAGAATGATTTGATCAACTGATCACGCCCGGCCACGCGAAAAGTGTCAAGAGACAACACGGTGTATCTATCCCGTAGGTGTTGCGCGTTTTCTTCGCCAACTACGATATTCATTGATCGGGTTCGAGCTTGATCTGCAAAGGATAACCGGCTGTTCTGGCACTTACGGTGATCTCTATGCCCTTCTGTTCGGCTATCTCATAAGGCAGCACAGCTACGATAGCCGCTCCCACTTCATGTATGGTTATGCTCATCTGCTCGGCATCTTCCGCAGTGTAATGGAAGTGTTCCATCAAGCTCTCGATTACGAACTCCATGGCCGTGGTATTGTCATTGATATAGATCACCCGGAACATGGGCGGTTCGGTGATCTCGACCTGGGGCCTTGTGGTTGTCCGGACTGTTGGGTCTGCTGCGGTTGACATGCTGCTCCTTATGGGCATGGGGCCTGGGCCCCATGCTATTTACGACGGTTTATGATTGATAGTCGATCGCGATCTTCTTGGGTTTCATGGCCTCGGGAATCTCGCGCTCGAGACGGATGGTAAGCACGCCATCTTTCATCGTAGCGGCCTGCACTTCCACATAGTCGCTCAAGCTAAATGTGCGGATGAACGAGCGATTGCTGATGCCATGATGCAGGTACTCAACGTCCTCGCGCAGTTCCGCGTTGTGGCTGCCGTGCACCACCAGCTGTCCATCTTTCACCTCCACATCGATCTCGTTCTGGCGGAAACCAGCGGCCGCGATCCGGATCTCATAGGTCTCTTCTCCGGTCTTCACGATGTCGTAAGGGGGATAGTTGCCAGCGTTGGTGGCCATGTCGATGTTGCGGGTGATCCTGTCGAACAGGCTGTCGATACCTACCGTGTTGCGGTAGAAAGGGGTGAGGTCAAACGAAGTGATTTTAGTCATGATTGTCTTCTCCTTTGTTAAGCAAGTTGACTAACGTAGGCCCGACCATCGGCACCTACAATCATATTTATACAGGAAAAATCGGATTTTGTCAATACTGCTTGGGAGGTAGCTGTTGGCTGCGGAGATACTTGCGCCAGCGGCTCTTGGCCGCGCCCTTTTTGACCTTGCGGCGGGCTGTGGGTTTTTGATAGGTCTCGCGCTCGCGCAGCTCCAGCAGGATGCCCGAGTTCTGAATTTTTTTCTTGAACTTGCGCAGGGCCCGTTCTACATTGCCGTCCTGCACCAGCACCGTTCTACCATAAAGTTTCATTGGATCAGTTTTCTTGGGTTATTTACCAGATCTTTATCTATCCGGAGATCTAAGCGACCCTGGCTTTGGTACTCGCGCAGGTGGAACATGTGGGGTAACAGCACAGTCTCCATCACGCCCTGCAGGCTCCTGGCTCCTGTGTGATTTTGGTGAGCGCGATCCACGATAGCATCCAGCCCATCGTCGGCAAACTCTAGATTGATCTGATCCTGGGCGAACAGCCAACGATACTGCTCCACCCAGTTGTGTTTGACTTCGGTCAGGATCCGGCGCAGATCTTGGGGCGTGAGATCTTCCAGATTGACCACGTTGGGGAATCGGCCAACGAATTCCGGGATCATGCCAAAGCGCACCAGATCATCTGACATGACATCTGCAAGATCCACTTCTTCTTTGGATCGAACCGCGCTGGAGAAACCAATGGCCGATCCGTACATCCTGTTTGAAACTATCTGGCCCAGACCAACGAATGCTCCTCCAGCTATGAACAGGATGTTGGCTGTGTCGATCTCGATCATCTCTCCCGCGGGATGTTTCCTTCCGCCCCCTGCCGGTATCCTGACCACGGTACCTTCCACCATTTTCAAGAGTGCCTGTTGCACGCCTTCACCTGACACATCGCGAGTGATCGATACCGACTCGCTCTTACGCGCTATCTTGTCGATCTCATCCACGAATATGATGCCACGCTGGGTGCGCGCCACGTCCTGTCCCGAGCAAGCATAGAGCCTGCTGATCAGGCTCTCCACATCATCGCCCACGTAGCCAGCTTCGGTAATCGATGTGGCGTCAGCGATCACGAATGGCACGTCTAGATAGCGGGCCACTGTGCGTGCCAGCAGGGTCTTACCCGAGCCCGTGGGTCCCAAGACCAAGATGTTTGCTTTGGCTATTTCTGGATCATCGGCCGTGCGTTGCAGACGTTTGTAATGGTTCACTATGGCCACTGCTAGAGTGATCTTGGCACGGTCCTGTCCGACCACGTACTGGTCTAGGAAGGATTTGATGGCCACAGGATCCAGCTTATCTGTGGAGAATTCAAAAGCAGCGGGTCGATCTATCAGGATATCTTCGCAAAGATTCACGCAGACATCGCAGATGGCCACAGTGTCGCTCACTATGAGCTTTTTTACCGCATCCTTGGGTTTACCGCAGAAACTGCAATGATCGGGTCGATTATCGGCCGTCACACGATGCCTTTCCGTAGTCGGTCTTCGATCTGCGCGCGTTCAGCATCGTTAAGCAATTCAGGATCATATTCGCCTTTGCTAATCTTGTCTATCAGGAAGTCGATGTAGTTATCATTGTAAGCATACACATCGCTCTGATTTTTGTCAAGCCGGATCCACTCGTCCCCGTTGTATTTGTAGACTTCTGTGGGCTGGCGATCAGTCTTGATGAAATGATCGCCCTTGACAGGCGCTATGGGCCACTTGGTCCCGAACGTGCTCATGGGCAGCGTGGCTTCGTCCAGCAGGCCCATCCATGGCAGCTGTTCGATCTCTCCTGCCTGTAATCTACGGCGCTGTTCCTTGAGCGTGTCGCCGGGATTGCGTTCTTTCCACAGGGTCTTGGCCCGCTTGACCGTTGGATCATCTTCTGCATCATCTTCTTCGTCTGATCTCTCGGGCGTGGGCACAGGTACTTCGTCATCGGCGTCGCCGATCACACGATACTCTACTGGCGGGGTTTCAGTCCGTCCCACCACCTCAACCACGGGTTCGACAACCACAGGAGGTCCTGCAGGTTGGTCAGCCAAATCCTTGGCAGCAGTTCCGCCATCATCCACAGGGGTATCATTGGGTCGTCTCCATTGGGTTATTCTGTCGCGCCATTCTTGCAGCCGTTCCCCAGCTGACTTGGGTTGTTCTCTGGTAAGGATCAATTGCTCGCCGCTCTCACGCCGCTCACGCTCCCATCTGTAGCTTTCAGTGGCAGCCAGGAGCATGAAGATGGCCAAGGGATCGAACACAGCCACCAAGAGTATGATCACCCACCGCACGGCTTTTTCCAGAAGATCGCTGTCGGGGTTGTTGCCATAGATCAAGGCTGCGATGTACTTGATCGGGCCCACTTCGGCTTCGACCTTGCGGGCCTGTGCGGCCACGGGTGCCCGCTGTTCTTGCAAGCGAGCGATTTCGGTCTGCGCACGGCCTATGTCGTTCTGCAGACGCGTGCGCTCGGCCTGCTGCTGGCGGCGTATCTGTACCGCACGATCCGCACCTTTTTCGTCAGCCGACCGGCTCATGGTCTGGTCCACGGCCGCATCCAGCTGCCGGAGGGCCGCACGGGCCGCTTCTATGTTGTCGCGCTGGGTGCGGATCTTTTCGTCGAAGATGGTGACCTGGGCCGAGATGTCGCCAGCTGGCACGGCCTGGTCCAGGTGGGCCTTTGACAGGAAACCAAATATGCCCATGCTGGTGACCAGCATGAGTAGGGCCACGGCCGGCACCAGATAGGCCTTCATTGATCGTTTGCACTGGTCCCAGTATTCGTGCAGCCATACCGTGACTGTGAGCTTGGCTATCTCCAGGATGGATCCCATGATGGCCACGGGTATGACCGCGGCCGCAAAGATGGCCGTGAGGCCTATAATCGAGTAGAACGCGGCTATGGCGCTGAGACTGAGCGCGACCGCGAGCATGAGATAGGTCAGGAACATAACTCTTTATTTAGTGGCCTGGTATTTGGCATCACTATACACCTGTAGGCTCAACTTCACCGACACCCAGGTGGCGAAACGCGGATCTGGCACTTCAAACCAGACCATCACAGTGTGCCCACGGGGAACGTGGCGTGCGTTGAGCTTGCGTCGTACCTTGGGCATGGTGCGCCAGTTGGCGCGGAACCATGATCGGCACTCGCGCATGACGGTGTACCACTGCTGTTCGCTCGAGATGGCGAACCAAAAACGGTGCAGTTCCTGGGCCGTTGTTTTAAGAGGATCAGATTGCGTTGACATAATGACGTGCTTTAGAGATCTCCGGTCTGATACAGTTGGTGCTACCTGCTTTCCACCCTACCGCGCTGCTGGCATACTCCCGGTCGCAGTGGTGACACACGGTCACTTACGCTCCGGTTTTGGCAGGATCCTTGGCGGCCGATCCTGCCCAGTGGTGCCTCACCCTTGAGCGCTTACGAGGTCCTTGTCCACGGACGGATTTCCCGGGTTCCTTCCGACCTAAGGCTCTATATACCCATTCACTGCAAGTGTATTTTAGCATAACAAAAACCGCCTGTCGGCGGTTTTGGCAATGTTATACGTGGTATCGTCTGGCCCGGAAAAAACGTGCCAATCGCCATTTCACATAAGCGAACCATTCGCGTGGCGGTATCTTCATCGATCAAATCCTTTAGAGGTAAAAGCCAACAGGCCAACCACAGCAGCCGCCGCAGCGGCCGGTGGTGATTGGAAAACGAATGCCACGGCAGCCGCTGCCACTGTGACCATTATCAGAGCTCTACTCAACATCATCATCCCTCCATATGCTCGCACTGGCGATCAAGAATATCACGCCCCAGATGGCAGACACTCCCATGCGGGTGACCGCGAACTCGGCCAAGAACACCAGGCCTATGGCCAACATGATCCATTTCACAGTTTTTCTCCTGGTTCGAATCCACGGAACCGCACGAACCTGGGAAACCTCAGGCTGTATGATCCGTCTTGGTTTTGCGTGACCGCGTCAGCCTGGATCTCAACACACCGGCCCAGTAGTAGATCGCGCCTGGACCAGAACTCATCGCGATCGCTATCAGACAGACCGCTGCCAACATTAACAGTAATACGACGTCCATTGTCATCTCCTTCACAGATTATAGCACCCAGGCGGTCAGCGTTACGACCGGTTCCTTGTTCAAATCCCACTATCTCCAGATCCACCGTGATAGTGGGCTTCCACTTCATCCAAAAGCTCGACCGTTTGCACTCATAGGGTGCATCCACGTCCTTGATCATGATGCCTTCGTAGCCTTCGGCCACGGCGTCCGTAGCGAAACGCCGCATGATGTCCTGTCCTTCGGACGTGTCAAGATCAACTGCTAGGCCGGGCATGATCCTGACACAATCGGTCTCTTCTTCCAATCTGGCGCGAGCGTGATCCAGTATTGCCAGACGTTTGTGCTGCTGGGCGTTCCAGTATCCGCGTTCGAAGTCGTCCAAGGGAATAACATCGAACACATGGTAAACCATGCCAGAGGTTCGGGCATCCGATTTACGATGTGCTTCACGCATGAGTTTCTGGAATGATTCTCCAACTATCTCGCCGTCCAAAACAAACCGGGCACTGCCGTTTATACCTTGTCTAAACAAATGCCGGCTGTCTTCTACCGCCTGCTGGATCTGGGGGAAATTCTCGAACACCTTGCCGTTCCTGCTGTAGAGCGTGCAGGAGTTGCCATTGACCACGGCCAGCACACGCACACCATCTAGCTTGACTTCCAGCCGCTTGCGACCGCGCATCTTGCTGGGATGATCATTGGAATCCTGGGCCAGCTGGCAGGTAAACACCGGTATCACCCAGGGACTGTTTTTGCATACCTTGTTGATGGTCTTCTCGCTCACACCACAGCGCAGATCCTTGATCAGCACCCGGCGCGCCAGGCCATTCCATTGTTCGCTGTCAAACCGATCCATCATCATTTCGATCTGGTGGCGAGCTTTGTGGCCGGTGATGGATCGCGTGCGCAGTCCTTCGCACAAGGCCCAGAATTCCACCCAAGGATTGGGTCGGTCCGTCAGTCCCGCACTCTCGGGCACCCGCTTCACCCCATACACATAGTAAGGATTGAGAGCAAGATAACAACAAAAAAGAAAACACTGAGCACTGGCGCTGCCCAAACGAGCCGCCACAAGAGCCTTTTCAAGGGTTGCCTCCTTGTGTAGTCGTGAATCACTGGATTCGAGATCGCGTGTCCAATCAGCTGCCATGTGTCCGTCGAACAGGTCCGACGACATGACCGCGCCTAATGCTATATCTGGTGTCATTGCGATGCCTTTGCGGGTTGCCTGTCATGAGCCTGGGTGTGCCTTGTCATGATATTTAACTGCCTGTATGCAATCGTAAATGCCCAGGTTTATCCGCGACGGGCGTGAACGATTCGATAAAGCAGTGATGGCCGTCACCGGACGCCTGGATGGCACTATCGGCGGCCACCCAAAGAGCGGCCCAGGTCCGCCCGTTGATCTTTTTGACCACCTCGCCCGATTCGCCCCAGTGCTCGTCATAGACTACATAGGCCGCGCCTGGGTAGGGATGGTGCTGATCTAGATCAGCCACTTGATACAGGCTCCAGTTGGTGCGGAGACCCAACTGTGATCGCACACGGTCGTAATGTTGCCACTTGGAGTCGAAGTCCTGATTCTCCTGCTCGTAGGCTGATTTCAGCGCGACTTTGCGGATGCGTTCGACCACCGCTTCGATCTCTGGATGCCGGCTAGCCAGGCCGTTGAGATCGCAGAGACTGTTGTGTAAGACCTTGAACTCATCGGGCGACAGCGTGACTGAACAATTCATTTCATCTCCTTCATTTCTTGCGTCATGGTACGGAACATCTGCATCATCTGCCGCATGCCCGATTCAGCCTGCTCACGAGCTTGTTCGGGCGAGTTGGCCGGCAGGCAGGTGGCCGAATACTGCGGCGACTTCTGTATGTAGGCCTGTTCGCGAATGCAATCCACGCGATCGGGAAATGTGGCCAGGGGCGTGATCACGCCTAGATTGGTTATCAAGACCAGTTGATAGATCATCGTCTGCTCCTAGAACAAGTGCAAGCTCACGCAACCGGTCAGCAAGAGCGCCGCGGCTGCAATCATGCAGTATTTCATCGCTCGTCCTCCTGGGCTTGCAGCCGCAGATACTCTTGGTTGAGTTCGGCGATGCGCCGCTCGTTGCGTGCGTTGGTCTCGAGATCGTATTCACCGCGCACTTCGCACAGATAGATCAGTTCTTCGATCACGTCGTTCAAGGTCCTCATGCTGCCACCTCCACATTCACTATGTCTTGCGTGACCTGCTCGTGTTGGAAGGCCGCATCATTGAATAGATTTGACGCTTCGATCAGGGCCTGCTCATCCGATTCCGCGTCAACTTCGAAATAGTAGACCACGGTACGGGCTACGGTATAGGTTGGCATCATTTCACTCCAAAGGTGTTGAGTATCAAGCCCGAGATCTTGACAGCATCGTCGGTGTCGTCCAGGTTGTTGTAGGCTATGCCCGCACAATCGATTATGATGCTTTCGGCGAAGGCCAGTTCAGCCGGGCTGAGATACAGTTCGTCCTTGCCCTTGAGACCGGCCCGCTTGGCCATGTCCAACATGCGTTCGTATCCTGCGTCCATGATCAGTTCCAGTCCTTTCTATCGCCCGAGCGAACCTGGTCGTCATAGCCCTGGTTGTAGGCTTCAATCTCTTCTGAACTCATGTCCACCGCATCCAGCCTGATCGAATTGTAGCTGGCGCCGGTGTAGTAGTGTGGCTCTCGCGGCCGACCATAGTAGGCATCGGCCGATCCACGATCATAGGCACCACCATGGCGCGTGAAGGGTGGGCGGGTTTGGTAGGCTGTGGTCATTACTGGCGCTCCTGTTGTGTGATGAATACCAGGGCATCGTCCATGCACATCTGCGCACGCCGGATGTCCGCCATGCCCAACAGTTCCTGCGCATCGCTCAAGATGCTGTAGGCACGACCTGCGGGACGCTCGAAGAAGCCGCGGTCGGCGGGATCGGCATAGAATCGATCGATGGCCAGTTTGGCACGATTGAGAGTCTGCACCGCATCGGCTGTTAAACCATCATTGGCTTCGCGCCAGGCCGACATCATCATGTCAGTCACGATAGTGAACGGAGTCTTGCGGCGTAGATATTCTGTGATGCACTCTTGCACCTGCTCTTCGGTGGCACCATAGGCACGCACTTGCCACCGTTGCTGGTCTGTCAAGTCTGTGTAGAGTTGAGTCATGGTCTGCTCCTAATCGTTCAGTATGTCTTATTATAACCGAAATGGGCATTTCTGGTCAACCTACATAGTCCAGTAGAGTTCGGTGCTGGGATCGCAGGATCTGGGCGTGTTCACGGGCTGGGTGAACTGTTCACCAGTCATGAAGTTGCGTTTGGTCTCGCTCTTTTCGATGTGCTGGTGGAAGTGCTGGGCTTCGGCGTAGCCGAACTGGAACAGGGGTCCATCGTGGTAGGCGATGGTGTTGGCCAGATGCTCGCGATGCTGGCGCGTGATCCAGGCTTTGGCAGCGGCCGCGGTCTTGACCGTGCGCTGTATCACCGTTGAGTTTTTATCGTAAACATACCACATGGTCTGGCTCCTAATTTTTCAGTATGTGTTATTATAACCGAAAATGGAGTTTTTGGTCAACCACCCCAAAAACAGCTGGTTAGTGGGCACTTACCACGGCGAAAATGCTCTGTTGCAGATCTGCCACATCCTCCCGGTCCACATACCAGTCCGTGCGGGGGTCGTAATACTTACCCTGTTTAGGGTCGTAGTAGAGCACCCGGCCGTTGGGATAGTGGAATGGACCCTCGAGGCCCTTCCTGGGCCCGAATCCATCGTTGCTGCCGATTATCCGGTAGCCCATTGATCACCTCGCTCGGGCACAGATTCCTTGAATTCCTTGGCCAGATAGTAGCTGGACAATTTGTTCTCGATCATGCTGGAGAGGTCTCCATAGCCGCGCTCGAGATAGAACTGCACAGGGCTGGTACGCCAGGATCGGTTCTGGAGGAAGGCCATGTAATACTGGCGATGCTCGCGGTTGGCGGCATCAAAGTTTACGGTGGGACGGCTCTTGAGGTCTAGTAGGGTCATGCTTGCTCCGGTGCGCCTATACGGCAGGCTGCGAAAAATCGTTGTTCATTGAATCGTGGATTGGCTTGTTTGCAGGCTGACGCCACTGCTACCGCGGCATTCAATCGACAGTTGAAATCGATGATGCCCGAGATATATTGGGCGAGCAGTTCGAAGTGTTTCTTTGACATGCTGTGGCTCCTTGTGTGATGCTACAGGAACAAGTATACGACGATGGGCTTTTCTGGTCAACCGCTATGTAAGTGGGCACTTACATACTAGATAATGATATTGGCCCGGGCCTGCGTGGCCGAATACTGGGCCTGGCTGAGATTGTTGGCCACTGGTGTATTGGCGTTCACATCGCTTAACTGGCTGTCAATGCCCAAGCCCGTGGCATTGAACAGTTTGATGTTGCGGCCTTCGCGCAAACTGGCCACCACGGCCTGGCCTGCCACGCTACCACCAGTTGCGCTGCCGTTGCCCACATTGGCCACAGAGGTAAAAAATTGGGAGGCGCCGCCTTGGCTTATGTCCAATCCTATTGAGTGCAAACGCGTGCCTATGCTCAAGGCCACGCTCTGTTGGTTATTGGCTATATTGCTGTTGGCCCAATCACCGATCACGATGTTGCCTATGTCCACTCCGGCCGCGATAAGATTGTCCTGATTGAGCTGGATCTGCGCGGCCATGGTCTCCCAGGCTGCATTCACATTGCCTGCTGTGTCACTGTTGACAGATGTGATGCTGGTGATGGCAGTATTGGCTGCCGGGATCAGACCATTGGCTGCTGAGAAGGCGGCATCTATATTAGCGAAAGATCCGCCAGCGAAATAGGGAGTGGCAGGTATGGTCGGAGCGGCTCCATAAGCGTTGGCTAGGCAATACTGCATCTGCGTGTAGATTCCATTGGTATTGCTCATGGCGTTGCCGGCATTGGCTGTGAGACTGATCAACTGCCCGGCATCTGCCAAGGATTGGATACCTAGCACTACTATGGGCATTTGATCGTTCACATTGACACCGGCAGCTATTCCCACTGTGTCACTGACCGTGATGGCGTTGCCGGCACCTGTGCCCGTGGCGAATGTGTTGGCCCAGAAGTTAGCGACCGACGGAGGCAAAGGCGTATCGAGCGCATTGATCTGTCCGAGATTGCTGTTGCTTTCCATGACCGAAAGCGCGTTGGCTATGGCCGGTAACTGGCTTTCAGTGATACGTTTGACCTGGCGCAGGCTCCGGCTCAGGGCCTGATTGGCCAAGGCTTGATCGGGAGGGATAACTTTCTTCAGTCGATCGTATTCACTCATCAGTTTGTCCTGGCACCAGAGAGTCGTTGTAGACTCGCGGCGTAATCTGCGCTGCTCACTCCGACTATTTCACTATCTTGACGTGCCCGACTGATCAGGGATGACTCGATGGGTTGCACCGTGGTGACGGTAGACGAGAGATACTGTTCGAGATTGGTATTGATAGCACCCGACTGGCTGGCATATATGGCACGGAGACCATCGGGTGTGGGCATGGTCAGGGTGAAGAAACTGTTTGGTAATATCTTGACAGGATTGAGTAGATCTGCCATGGTATTGATGGTGTTGATAGTAGATGTCGGATCTGCGAAAGGGGCACGCGCATTGGACCTTCCCACGGGCAAGGTCACTCCTAGGATGGCACAGATCTGCTGCAGACTGTCTCCTGTGATCTGAGTCATGCCTTCATACAGCAGCTTGTTGGCCGAGTCGGTGATTCCTCCTAGGCTACCAGCTGTGAGACTATTGATCTGACCGGCCGTGAGTCCGGCCTGTCGAAGAAGATTGTTCAGTGAAGGCAACAGACCTCCTTGATCGATCACCTGTTTGATCAGTGCCACGGGACTGCCGAGGCTATCTAGGCTGCGTAAATTGATAAGATTACCCAGCTTCTGGAGATCGCTGCCAAAAGCGCCAAACGCTTCAGTGACTTGATTGAATCCTCCCGTGATCACAGAGTCCATGCCGCCGTTTTGCGGACCGAAAGTCGAGGAGATGGTGCCCACATTAAGATTGCTGTTTATAAATTGATTGGCCTGGCCGGCATAACCCTCGGCCGCGGTATAAATCTGGCAGAATCTGGTTAGGTCATCACCTCCCATGATATTGTCGGCCATGTTTGAAATCAAACCAGAAAATCCGCCCACGAAAACATTACCGCTGTCATACGCTTGGAATACATTGCCCGGTGCCACAGCTGACAGATCACCCCAGTAGTCTTCTGGAATAGCGTTGCTCAAAGCAGGTAAGCTGTTGGCTGCCACAGTCTGAAGAGTGATGAGTGTGTTGGCCGTCAAGACATTACCGCCTGCGGCGGTCACGATCTCAGTGAACTGTTGTATGACCGGCAAGGAATCATAATCGTCAAGCACCGCGACCAAGTTTGCTGACACATCTAGACTGGCACCTATCTGGGGATCATTTGCTCCACTAGGCAACAGCCCGGCGGTGGCGATCATCATGACTGAGCTAAGGGGACCTGCCATGTTAGCCTATGATCACATCACCGCTGCCAGATGCTATGCTGGTGCAATCCGACAGTGGGTCGCCGACCCGTGCTGCGGGCCGACCATTGATAAACACCGTGCCGCTGCCGACACTGATAGTGGCCGCATGCGATCCGCATCTGCGCCCGCCTGGTTTTTGATGAGTAGTTGATGTGTCTCCCACGCGGGCAGCAGCGCGACCGTTGATCGACACATCACCCGAGCCACTGGCTATGGTGTAGGCACTACAGTGCGGTACTCCTGAATCACCTTGTCTTGCTGCTGCGGGCATGTTCTATCTCCATCAGTCGTTGGAATCGAGACTGCCAGGCCTCGATTTCTTCATGCTGCTGGTCCGTATGCGGTCCGGGAGGTATTTCTGGAAGGAATTCGATCACGTGATCAAACTCTGCTGGTATGTCCTCGTATCGCTCGAAAGTGTGCAAGTGCTCGCCGATGCGCACCACGAATCTATGGGGCATTCAACCAGTGAGTATCCGTTTGCTGGCTGGGGCAATGCCCGTGGTGGCCTGGATCCAACTATTGCGCACGTCGTCGCGGGTGTCCGCTATCATGGCCCAACTCGAACTATTTAGCCTGACGTTTTTGTCCATGTTTGCGCTAAACAGACCCGGCATCATCTGCAGTCCCTGGGGACTGAGCACGCATAGTATGGGATTCTCTATGGTCAATCCCTGGGCGTCTTGGCTGATGACGCGGGCGACGATCTCTTCGCCGGTGCCCAATTTGATAGTGTATATTTCGTTTGGTGTGATATTCATAGGCTCTGGTTAACTAAGGCTGTGCGCAGCTCGATTTCGTTGAGTATTTCTTCTGCGCTCATCTTACTTAAACCAGTCCAACCACCCTCAACAAATAACCGACCGTTGAGATAGATCTGGGGTACCGACCTGTGTCCTTGGGACTGCATGAAAGATCGGGCTTCATCATTTTCCTCTATGTTGACTTCTCGGAAAGATATGTTCTTGCTCTTAAGGTAGTTCTTGGCGTTCACGCAGTAGGGGCAAACAGTCTTGCTGTAAATGGTCAGCATCATAGTGAAAGTCCTGATAGGGTCGAAGCATCTACGTCTTGTTTGGTGCCGCCGATCACGTAGGAACTGATCTCGGTTTCCTGGGGTGCCACTTGCACTTCTCCTCCTGCGATCCATTTCTGTGTCCAGGGCAGGGGATTTGATCCACCACGATGCCGGGTGGGCAGACCGATGGCAGTCATCCTTTTGTGGCCGATCCATTCCACATAATCACTCAGCAATTGCTCGTTCAGACCGATCATGCTGCCATCGCGGAACAGATAGGCCGCCCAGTCTTTTTCCTGCTGGATGGCCAGATCATACATGGCCACCACCTC